CTATTCTTACATTTACAATCCATATCAGTAAGTTTTAATTTCTTTCTACATCCATCAAAAGCACATCTATTTTTTTTCTTTTTAGAAGGACAATGGGGTTTTTTCTTTTTTTTTTTTAATATTTTACTGAAATTTTCCAAAGCTTGTGGTTCTTTTTTTTCAGTAAAATAGGATAAGTTACTAGGTTGCAAGACTTCCATTATATGATATAAAAAAACATATTTAAATATTTTCAATTTATTCATCATCATCATCTTCATTTACCTCTAATATTACATTTTTTGGTTCTGACTGTGGTGGTTTTTCAAATTCTCCATCACGTTCAATAACTTCTTTATATCTTCTGTCTTGATTTTTACGATCAAATGCCTTTGTTCTGATTTCATCGCCTTCAAACAATTCTTTACGAATATCAGCGGAAGATACTTCTTCATTTTTTAATTTGTTTAATCTTGTATTTGTTCCTACACCAATTAAATCTCCTTCTTCGTTAAGAGTTTGTGTTAGTTTATTTCCACTTTCTTTAGCTATTTTAATATTTTCTTCAATGGCTTTTCGTTTTGAATCCTTTACCCTTTTTTCAAATGTTCTTTTAGCAATTTCTTCACTTTTATTTTTTTCGTGCATTAGATGATTTAATTCATTTTCCATATATTCTACATTTCCTGTTTTATAAGCATCAGGATCAAATGGCATCCACATTCCCACCTGCCCCACATAAATATCATGATCAGGATCTATTTCTCGTAACATTCTACATCTTAATTGGGCTTCTTCTTGTGTTTGAAATGATCCACGAACCTTGATCCCTCTAATATTTGTTTTAAAATCATGTAATATGTCAAATTCTTTCTGTAGTTCATCCTCCTTTTGATCTAAAAAATTCTTATATTTATCAAGAATTGTGCTATCGGTTAATTTATCTTTCTCACTTTTAAAAAATTCATCAAAATCTTCCATTATTTTAGCAAAATCCAATTCGTATTTGTAAGAAAGGAAATTTAAAAACTGAGAAAATTTTTTGACAGATTCATCCGTATCAAAGTGTTTTAGGAATTTTTCAAATAGAAAGATTTTTTTATCCTTTAGTATTTTTTCGGGAGACAAAAAGGATAAACAACAAAATTTTTGTCCTGAGATTGCCTTATCTTCACCCAATAAATCAACATATTTAGGATTTTCTGTACCATCACCATTCATTTTTCTTTGGTATTTAGACATTATGTAATTTATATTGTTTTATCTTTTAAGTTTTAACATTCTATATATTTTTTTCTTATTATTATTTATAATGCTTGCCAATTTAGGAAACGCTTTAGATTTAGGTGAACTTGTAAAAAGAGCTGTAAAATACCTTGTAGAAGGTTTCATGGTCGCCATTGCTGCATACGCTATCCCAAAAAGATCTTTGAACTTTGACGAAGTTGCTCTTATCTCTTTAACCGCTGCTGCCACATTCAGCATCCTTGACACATATGTTCCAACCATGGCTGTTTCGGCTCGCACTGGTGCAGGTTTCGGTGTTGGCGCAAATATGGTCGGCTTCCCCCGCTAATTCAATAATATAGTTAAATGATATTTAATCATATTGTTGGTATAAAATCCCATCTTAATTCCTTACAAATTTTTTTCCATATATCATCTTGTTCAATTCTTTTGACTGGATCTTTTAACATTGGAAAAAAAGGTAAGAATTTTTTTTCACCCAATAATTCACACATTTTATATAAAACATAATAATAATTTAGAAAATTAACACGTCCATCTGGGCAATGTTTAGCATATGGTTTTTGAATTTCCAAAAATAAATTACATAACTTATCTTCTAATTCTTGACTCATTAACGGCGGCCTAATCCCCAATTTGTCTTTAATAAATGGAATATGTTCATAATATTTATTATATCCTAATTTTTTCAATATATTTTTAGCTCTTTTATTACTTATTTGAGATAGATCACATCTTTCCTTTTTTATTTGATTTTTTATTTCATCTAATACCTTTTGAGGAATTTGCGTTGTTTCTTTCGCTTGAAATTGAGCTAAAATTTCACGAAAATGATTTATTCTTTTATATGCATAAAAACATACTTCTTTAGGAGGTTCCTTATACGATGGCTTTTCATGTTCAATTAAATATGGCACAAATTTAGAACATTTTTTACAAACTAAAATTCCTTCATAATCTATTGGAACTAATTCACCACCGCAAAATGTACACACATCATTTTTTAATTGATAATTGTTTATATCTAAATATTTATCATTTACATTTAATAAATATTTCACTGTTTCATTTGTCTCATTTTTTCTTTTAATTGTTGATTTTTCACCACCAGTAAAAAAAGAATGAAGAATAGTTCTTTTGCTATTTCCTTCGGAAATATCCCTCTTTTTTTCAAAATAATCAAAAATATATTTTGAATTATCTAATAAATATTTTTTTTTCTCTTGCGATAATTCTTTCCTATTTTTTTTTAATTGTAATAAGTTATCTTCAAGTTCCAATCTTTCCTCCAATGATGGCGAATCTTTTAATTGTTCATTAATTTTTTTTATTTTTTTATTTATTTCTGGTATATCTTTACCTTTTATCTTTTCAAACTTTTTCATCATCTCAGTATGTTTGTTATCTAATGTAATTTGAGCCCTTTTATTGACCTTTATTTTTTTATTAGCCTTAGGTTTAAAATTGGGCATTCTTTAATAAAAAAAAATTTTAAGCTTTAAGTAAAAGCTTCTCTAATTAATTATTTATATTTTATAAATGGATAAACAATCAACAGAATTAGAGGTAAATTTCATGAAATCTGAATTAGAGATAGATTTTATGAAATTTCATAAAATGGCTTTTATATTTAATGCTTTAGATAATGGATGGACTATTAAAAAAAAGAAAAATGCATATATATTTTCTAAAAAACATGAAGGTAAGAAAGAAGTATTTTTAGATAATTATTTGAAACGTTTCATGGTAAGCAATTTTGACATTGAAAATATAAAATAACTTTTTTTAAAAATGTCTGAATATATTTTTTTTTTATCTTTAGCAATATTATAACAATGGGAGGAGGACTTATGCAACTCGTAGCTTACGGCGCTCAAGACGTCTACCTTACAGGCAACCCACAGATCACTTTTTTCAAGGTAACATACCGCAGACACACCAACTTTGCTATGGAATCTATTGAACAAACTTTCAATGGATGCTGTGACTTCGGTCGCCGTGTTCAGTGCACAATTGCCCGCAACGGTGATTTGGCCTACAGAACATACTTCCAGGTTACTCTTCCGGAAATTAACCAGAGCGATGCCAACTTCGCCCGCTGGCTTGACTACCCCGGACACCACCTCATTAACAACGTTGAAGTTGAAATTGGTGGACAGCGCATTGACAAACAGTACGGTGACTGGATGCACATCTGGAACCAGCTTACTTCCACAGCCGAGCAGGAGGCTGGCTACAACAAGATGATCGGACACACAACACAGCTTACTTACTTGACCGACCCAAGTTTCGCCAATGTTGAGCAGGCTTGCACCACTGGTGCCCCGTGCAACACATGTGCCCCACGCAATACTCTCCCAGAAACAACTCTCTACATCCCACTCCAGTTCTGGTTCTGCCGCAACCCTGGTTTGGCTCTTCCACTTATTGCCCTTCAGTATCACGAAGTTAAGATTAACCTTGAGGTCCGTCCTCTTGACGAAATCTTGTGGGCAGTTGAAAACGCTGGCAACCAGCTCAAGTGCGAGAGAACGAACACAAGCAGCAAAGCCGCCAATGCTTACTCGAAATCTCTCGTCGCTTCGTCGCTCTACGTTGACTACATCTTCCTTGACACCGACGAGCGTCGCCGCATGGCACAGAACCCACACGAATACCTCATTGAGCAGCTTCAGTTCACCGGTGATGAATCCGTCGGATCATCGTCCAACAAGATCAAGCTCAATTTCAACCACCCGTGCAAGGAGGTTGTCTTCGTTGTTCAGAAAGACGCCCTTGTCGATTACTGCTCGTCGTTCCTTTGCGACTCGCTCCTTTACAACATCCTCGGTGCCCAGCCATTTAACTACACCGATTGCGTTGACGCCGTCCCAAGCGCCCAGCACGCTTACTCTGGACCAGGCGGTGATGGCCAGCCCCACGGTGGTGCCAGCGGACTCAACGCCGTCATCAACGGAAGCGATTTGTTCACTGACCCAGGTGCGGAAGTCCTTAACGAACTCCAAGCCTCGGCATCTGCGTGGCCAGCGTCGGACTACGACAGCAACCTCGCCGGACAGCACAACCCACTCAGCTCGGGAACAAACTCGCTCGTCTCGGACGCTGGTTCGTTCGTTCTCGCCGAGACCGCCCTCGGCCTTCACTGCTGGGGCAAGAACCCAGTTGTCACAGCCAAACTCCAGCTCAACGGACAGGACCGCTTCTCGGAGCGTGAAGGATCGTACTTCGACACCGTCCAGCCGTACCAGCATCACACACGCTCGCCGGACACTGGCATTAACGTTTACTCGTTTGCTCTCC